AATTGCTTGGTAATAATAATAAAGGTACTGGATTAATTTCATTGCCTGAAAAGCCAATAACAACAGATTATCCATTAGACGATGAAATACCGTTTTAAAGATGGGTCAATATACAATACAAATTAACAGTGAGGTTGAGAGAACAAAAGCTCTTGACCTTACTAAAAGAGCACCAGCTGGCACATATATAACTTGGAAACGTGATAAACGCACCACAAATCAAAATAGCTTGATGTGGGCATTATTAACTATAATTAGCAATCAAGTACGCTGGAATGGTAATGAATGGCATATAAGTGATATTGGTGGTCGTTATAGTCCAGAAAATTGGAAGCAAGTTTTTGCCTCTAGTTTATACAAAACGCAATTTATGCCAGACCTTGATGGCGGTATGATACCATTAAATCCAAGTACGAGCAAAATGACTAAGGAGCAACATAGCGAATTATGTGAATTAATTATAGCGCAAGCCAACAACTGGGGTATTAATATAAAAGATATAGAAAGTGAATAAACTAGTATTACCATTTCCAATTAGCGTTAATGCTATGTATTCAAACCTTGGACGAAGGCGTGTTAAATCTAAAAGATATAGAATATGGCGTGAAAAAGCAGTTGCAACATTACAAATACAATATAACGAAAAATTAATAGATTATAATATAAAGTTAGAAATAGCTTTAAGCCCAAAAGATAAAAGGAAAAGAGATTTAGATAATCATGCTAAAGCAATACAAGATGCATTAACGTCTTTAGTTATTACTGATGATAGTTTAATAAAAGAATTATATATGTATTGGTTGCCTAAATCAAAAAATGGATATGCAAATATAATTATAAAAAAATACAAATAGGAGATAAAATGACTTTACCATATTTTTGTTACTTCCCTAAGGACATGGGGTTTAAAACAATGCATCTTACATTAGCAGAATTCGGTGCATATAATAGATTATTAAGTTTATGTTGGACTACAGCTGGTTGCACAATACCAAATGATATAGATTGGATATCACGAAAATGCTTATGTAGAAATAAAGAAGATATTAATATTTTACAGACAATATTGAATGAATTTTTTATAATAAAAAAGAATAGATATTATAATAAAAGATTATCTGAAGAGTGGATTAAATCAAATGCTAAACATAAAGCGCGAGTTGATGCAGGTAAAAAAGGTGGCATAGCTAAGTCATTGAAAAATAATAATAAAAGTACTAGCAAAGCTATAGCAAAAGATAAGCATAGCTCTAGCAACCATAACCATAACCATAACCATATCCATAACCAGTTTATTATTAGTAATTTTATACCAAAGGAATTAAACAAAAATACTAAAACTTATAAGCTTATTGAAAAGCATATGACAAAAGAAGAATTAGAATTACAGTTGGAAAAGTTTATTTTATATCATACAAATAAAGAAACTAAATCTGATGATTTTAATAGACAATGGAGAGCTTGGTTACAAAATAATATACAATGGAAATTAGAAAAAACAGGAGATAAAAATGTCAAACATAATTCCAATACACTCAAAGAAATTAGCGACCAAAGACGTAATCGAAGGGGAGCGTTGCTTGAACAATATAAGTCTGGTGGGCTGGCCTAGGCAGTTTAATTGTAAGCAAGATGATTTATTAGCAGTAGAACAGAAACAAAATATAATACAAGTTAGAGAACATTATTTGTCATTATTACAGCCTAGTGAACCAACATATATATTAGGCAAGATAGAAATATTAGAATCACGCTATTATCAACGTGATACAAATCCTACTGTACAAGATGAAATTGATAAAGAATGGATTGAGGATTTAATGGAATATCCATCTGATTTAATTGAATTAGCTTGTAATAATTGGCGTAAAAGTAATAATAATTATGCGCCACGTTCAGCTGGTGTTTTGATGGATAGTGTTAAACAAGAATATGTAAGGCGCGTTGTAATGTATCGCAAAGCAGTATCAGTCTTGGAGATTATAAATGCTAATTAATAAAATATATGACGAAGTTAAACGTTGTCCATGGTGGACTATAAGTCAAGTTGCATTTGCATTAAATACAACACCAGCTAGCGTAACAGGTACGTGTAGCGCGGCAGGTACTACATTTAATAAAATTAAAACGTATGAAATACGTAGGTTAAAAGAATATGAAATTAATAGTAAAATGCTACGTGGAATTAAATTATAAAAAGTAAATTATTTACTTTACATATAATATATAGTCTGATATATAATTTATATAGGCAATTAAGCCACCTTGAAAGGAAATAAAATGACTTACAACATAAAACATTATGAAACTATAAAAGGTTCTAGCACCTTAATGAAAGGACTATATGAATCTTTGCTAATTAGTATTAAAAATGGCGCTGACATACAAGATATTGAGCAATTTTTAGATTACAGTATTTTACATACAAATAGACTTAAAGAATTTCTTAATGAAAAGGGCGAATAAAATGAAGTGTAGTAAGTGTAAAACTATAATAGATAATCGTGACGCTAACATTACCGATGGTGTTATTAGTTGTTACGACTGTTACTACGAGCCTATCAGACTTAAAATTAGTTTATTAGATTGGGATTTAGCAACACAACAAGAACGTGCAGAAGCTATTGAAAATGGTAAGACAATGTTGCGTGAATTAGTGCGCTTTATATTATGTGCAAGTGCTACATTTGGTTTTACATTGTTTGCCATAGGATTAGCAGGGTGAATAAATATCTTTACAAGCATAGGAATAAAGCATTATGGTTAATAATATCTATTATGTTATACTATATAATTTAGGAGCAAAAACATGGAACCAGTAGAATTCAAAGCTAAAATGAACGATGTAGGTTATAATTTTGCAAGTTTCGCAAAGCTATGCGGAGTTAATAGAAGCACAATAATTAGGTATTGTCAGGGTGCTTACACACCTATTCCAACAGTATATTGTAACATATTAAACTGGCTGGAAGATGGTCAGCTAAAGGTAAGCAAGCCAAAGTTAAAGTCTAAGGCAAAGCCTAAGAGTAAAGACACACTTGATGACTAAAGAAGTACGCAGATACATCGATTGCGTAGAAATATCAAAAGGCGATGCAGTGGTAATGTTAAATGATGGCAGTTATTTATCTGGTTGTTTTTCGGTAGCTGCCGCAACTACGTCTGGTGATAGAACATATGTAACTATAAGTGCATACATAACTAATGAAGATACATTGTTAGATGAGCTACTATATCCTAATAAAAAGTAATGCCTAAGAAGCGCACATGGACAGCTAGTAAGCACAAGCTTGCAGTTGAGTTGTGGACTACAGATTTACAGACAATATATATAGCAGAAAGACTTGGTGTAACTTATGCAAGTTTACAATTACATGCACATAGAAATAGAAACGATTTACCAAGACGTACAAAAGTTAAAATAAAAGATGTAAAAAAAAAGAATATAAAACAACGCTATAAAAGGTATGCTGATAATAAAGAAATAAATAAAGCTGTTAAATTATGGGAACAACAATCATATATAAAAGATATATATAAAACATTAAACATGAGCGAAAAGACATTCGCTAAAATGAGAGAATATGCTCCAGCTAGATTTAAAGAAAGAGATAAACAAAGACGAATAAAGCGTGATGATTATATAGTAACGGAAGGTAAATATGCCAAAGTTGGTGAAGGTTATAGATTGAAGCACGTTACTGGTTATTTACATATGTCAGGTAAAACAATAACAATACAGAAAGTATATTCTTGGCGTGGTACATATACACAAGCACTTAATATGATTGATGCTTGCAGATTTGAATTAACAATTATAAAAGAATGAAAGAAATTATATGAAACAAGTTGGCAGAAAATATGATAGCGGTAAAGCTAGAATGGACTTGTTACCACCAAACACATTATTAGAGGTTAGTAATGTACTTGCTGTAGGCAGTAGAAAATATGATGATAATAATTGGTTATATGTTGAAGGATATAAAAGTAGATATATAGCGGCCGCATTAAGACATATAAATGCACATCAGAGAGGTGAAAGGTATGATAATGAAACAGGTTATAGTCATATAAGTCATGCGATTACTTCACTAATGTTTATAAATGAAAGAGCGATAATTGATGATAAAACCAAATCCGAAAAACCAGCCAAAGCGTAACGGCAGACCTTATAAAGTCATAGATTATAAAATGTTAGATAATTTGTGCGCTTTGCAATGTACTGGTGCAGAAATAGCAGGTGCTATGGGTATGGATTATGATACATTAAATAATGGTTTAAAACGTGAAACAGGTAAAGGTTTTACGGACTATTTTAGTGAAAAAAGGTCAGTAGGTTTAATCAGTTTAAGAAGGCAACAGTATAAAGTAGCGATGCAAGGCAATCCTAGTTTATTAAAATGGCTAGGACAAAATTGGTTAGGTCAATCGGATACACCACAACAAGTGCAAGCTGATGTTAAATTATCTGGTTTTCGCATTGTAGATGATGATATTGACTTATCTGAATGATATTAGAAACAACAGCAAGTAAACCGCAAAAGCAATTTATAATGTCAGATAGCACATTTCCTGCATTCGTTGGAGGATTTGGCAGTGGTAAAACACATGCTTTAATGTTGAGATGCTTGCGTATGTTAATAACAGATGGTCAAGACCAAGGTTTTTATATGCCAACTTATGGACTAATACGTGATATATGTTATCCAAGATGGCGTGAATTGTTAAATAGCTGTAATATATCTTACAAGTTAAATGCTCAGGCTAATTATATTGAATTATTAGGTAAGCGTATTATATTTCGAACATTAGACCGACCAGAGCGTATAGTTGGTTACGAAGTGAGCCATAGTTACGTAGATGAACTAGATACACTGCCTAAATTAAAGGCTCAGCGATGTTGGGAACAGATTATAGCACGTAATCGCCAAAAATTACCTGTTGGTTCAAATACAGTATCAGTAGGAACTACGCCAGAAGGTTTTGGTTTTGTATATGAACGGTGGAAGAAAAAACCTAGTATAAGTTATGAATTAATTACTGCGCCAACTATAAGTAATATAAAACATTTGCCAGTTGATTATATAAATACATTAAGAGAAACATATTCGCCAGAACTATTAGCCGCATATTTAGAGGGGCAATTTGTTAACTTAACAAGTGGAACAGTTTATAATTGTTACAATAGAAAAAAATGTCAGTCAGATGAAATAATAACTAACAATGAGCCATTATATATTGGCTGTGACTTTAACGTAACTAAGCAAGCGGCAACTGTATATGTTATAAGGGATAAAATTTGGCACGCTGTAGATGAATTAGTAGATATGTATGATACGCCAGACATGATTGATATTATTAAATCAAAATATAATGAACATAAAATATATATGTATCCAGACGCATCAGGCAGAGGTCGTAGCACTAATAACGCAAGCGTTAGTGATATAAGCTTATTACAACAGGCTGGATTTATAATAAGAGCAAAGCCAACTAATCCTAGAGTGCGTGATAGGATTATGTCAGCTAATCGTGCATTTGAACAAGGCTATGTGAAAATTAACACTAATAAATGTCCAAGAACAGCAGAATGTTTAGAACAGCAAATATATAAAAATGGTGAGCCTGATAAGACAAGTGGCAATGACCATCAAAACGACGCAACTACATATCCTATAGCATATGAGTTCCCTATTGTTAGGCCAGTAGCTAAAGTAGACTTCTCATTTACAAATTAAATTAAAAGAGTAATATAATTGAAACAAAAGAGGTAAGTTATGCCAGTTGATACAACCAACCCTACATATGATATATATAAAAACGAATGGATTAAGACAAGAGATGCTTGTAAGGGTTCAGTATCTGTAAAAAGTAAAAAGTCACAATATTTACCAGTGCCTGATGCAGAAACTAACCCGATGGGAATTGATAGCATACGATACAAGCAATATTTAAACAGAGCTGTTTTTACGAATTATACAGGCAGAACCAAAAATGCTCTAGTTGGGGCCGCATTTAGAAAACAACCAATTATAGAATTACCTGATGGTTTGGACTATTTGATAGACGATGCTACTGGTGATGGTTTATCATTAGAACAATTAGCTAAAGATGAATTAAATAACTTATTAGAAACAGGAAGGTCATTATTATTAGTAGATTATCCACAAACAGAAGAAGGTTTGTCCAGTGAGCAAGTCTCCATATTAAATTTAACAGCATCAATAATACCTTATAAAGCTGAATCAGTTATAAATTGGAAAACAGATGTAATAGCTGGACGTAATATGTTGACTTTAGTTGTATTAGAAGAACCATATTTAGAAAATAGTGATGAATTTAGCCACGAAAGTAAAATGCAATATCGTGTACTAAGATTGAAAGAAGAAGGTTATTGCCAGCAAATATATAGAGATAATGAACCACATACAGATGAATTTTATCCACGTAAATCTGATGGTAGTGTATTTGATTATATACCAGTTACATTTGTGGGCAGTCAAAATAATGACTCAACAATAGATAATGCTCCTTTATCAGACATAGCAGATGTTAATATGGCGCATTATAGAAACTCAGCTGACTATGAAGAAAGCTGTTTTATAACAGGTCAGCCAACATTATTTATTACACATAGCTTAACGCAAGAACAATGGAATGAATATAATCCTACTGGTATAAAAATTGGTAGTAGGGCAGGTCATGTCTTAGGTGATACAGGTAATGCTAATTTATTACAAGCAAATCCTAATAACCTTGTTATGGAAGCTATGAAAGCTAAAGAGCAACAAATGGTAGCTATTGGCGCACGTATAATTACTGATAGAGGTGGTAATGAAACAGCTGAAGGCGCTAGAATACGCTTTGCATCAGAAAATAGCGTACTCGGTGACATTGTAGGAAATTTATCATCTGCTATAAAATCTTGTATATATTGGGTTGGTGACTTTATGGGCGTAGAAACAGATGAATGCATATTTACAATAAATAGAGAATTTTACGATAAAATGGTAGACCCACAAACAATAATGAGTTTAGTAACATTACTTGACAGACAGATTGTTAGCAGTCAAGATATATTTGATAGGCTAAAAGCTGGCGGACTTATAGATGCAGAACGCAAGCTAGAAGATGTGCAAGAAGAAATAGGAGACTTATCTCCTTTGGTATAAAGGAATAAAATGACCTTATCTGTAAATTATAAAAAGACAGAAGATTTAATTCCATATAATAATAATAGTAGAACACATGATAATATACATATTAAACAAATAGCATCTTCGATAAAAGAATTTGGTTTTACTAACCCAATATTAATTGATGAAAACAATATCACTATAGCAGGCCATGGTAGGTTAATGGCGGCTAAATCATTAAATATAGATGAAGTGCCAACTATAACATTAAATGATTTAAATGAAGAACAGCGTAAAGCATATGTAATAGCAGATAATAAATTAGCATTAAATGCTGGTTGGGATATGGGTATATTAAAAGATGAGTTGCAAGAATTATCTAATATGGATTATAATTTAGATGTATTGGGCTTTGATGTTGATGAAATAAAATTAATATTAGATGAAGTAAATTTTGAACCAGCAAGTCAAGATGAACAAGGGCAACTAGATGAATTAGACCCTAAATGGATAACTTGTCCACACTGCACGCAAAAATTTGATATGAGAGAAGTATAATTGACAAAAAAGCCGACAATTAAAATTGATTGGGCTAGTTATGATGCTTCTAAATTTGCTTGTGTAAATTGGCATTACAGTGCTGTTATACCAGTAGGCAAATTAGTAAAAGTAGGTGCTTGGGAAGATGGTAAATTTATAGGTGTTGTATTGTTCGGTAGGGGTGCTAATAATAATATGTTAAAACCTTATGGCCTAAATGCAGATGAAGGTTGTGAATTAGTCAGAATTGCATTGAAAGCACATAAAACACCAGTGTCTAAAATAATGGCAATAGCAATAAGATTCTTGAAGAAAAGCAATCCTAAATTAAAATTAATTGTTAGTTATGCAGATGCAGACCAAGAACATCACGGAGGCATATATCAAGCTACGAATTGGATTTATACAGGTTTAAAAAACGCTGGTACTATGGGTGCTTTTATTATCAATGGTAAAAAAACACATCCTAAAAGTGTTCATAGTAAAGGTGTAAAACAGAATATAGAAAGCGTCCGTAAACATTTAGACCCTAAGGCAGAAGTATTTTACACTAAAGGTAAACATTGCTATTTAATGCCATTAGTTGACAGTATTAAAGATGTAGTTATAACAATGTCTAAACCATATCCCAAGCGCGCAAAAGAGCAGGCATTAGGTGACCAACTTAATCTGGGCGGTGCGACTCCGACCTGTGCGCTCCAAAAATAAAAATGATGATTTTATAAAGACTTGCACAATAATGAAAAAATTTGTAGTTTAGCAATATAAACTTACTGATAATTGTAAGAGGAAATATGGCAGAACAAATTAATAAAGCTAAAATGAAATGTAATGCGCCCAAGCGCACGCCAAATCATGCCACTAAATCACACGTTGTAAAAGCATGTGAAGGCGGCAAGGAAAAGATAATACGATTTGGACAGCAAGGGGTAAAGGGTTCACCAGCTAGAAAAGGTGAAAGCAAAGCATCCAAGGCACGTAGAGCAAGCTTTAAGGCAAGACATGCTAAGAACATAGCCAAAGGTAAAATGAGTGCGGCTTACTGGTCAGCGAAGGTGAAATGGTGAGTAATTATGGCTTATAAAAATAAAAGTAAAACAGCTGGCAAAGCTAAATCAAAGCCTAGCAAGACCAAAGCAAAGCCAAGGCAATATAAAAAGAAATAGCTTATGAGCGTTAATGATGCTTTAGAAGATGCTTTTATAAGACATCAGATATTTTTACAGCGATATGTTTCTGGTCGTGAGCGTGAAGCTCAAAAGTTTATAAAGCGTTTATTAAATGGCATAATAGCACAGATTGGTAGTAATGATATAACTGTATTTGGACAAGCAAGACTTGCTAAACAAATAAGTGACTTACAATTATACATGACTGCTTTGTCAGATGATTATCAAACTAAACTAATTAAAGAGATGATTGACTTTAGTAGCTATGAAGCTGAATTTAATTATAATGTGCTAAGGCAAAACATTACTAATTATACTGATTTTGCATTACCAAGCCCAGCCCAATTAGAGGCCGCTATATTTACTGAAGTAATGGATTTGGAAGCAAATAAAGGTTATACAATATCAACAGCACTACGTGAGTTTAGTACAAAGAAACAAACACAAATAATACAAGTTATAAGAGATGGTATTGCATTAGGTACACCAATAGCTGGTATAACACAAAGCATAACAGGACTTAGTGCATTACAAGGTAGACAAGCATCTACATTAGCAAGAACAATAGTTAATATGATAGCAACTATAACAAGAACGACAACAATGCGTGCTAATAGAAAGTTAACAAGCCGTTATAAATGGGTAGCTACATTAGATGGATTTACTAGCGTTATATGCATGGGCTTAGATGGTAAAGTATTTAAAGATATAGACAGTAATCCAAAGCCACCAGCACATTTTAATTGTAGGTCAACTATTACTTATGTTGTAGACCCTAAATATGACTTAGGTAAAAAAGTAAAAGGTACAAGACCAAGTGTTGGTGCTGACGATAAGGCAAGAAGTGTTAGTGATAGATTAACATATGAAAGATGGTTACGCACACAACCAAGAAGCTTTCAGAATGAAGTGCTTGGCGTTGGCAGGGCAAATATATTTAGAGAAGGCAAATTGCCATTAGATAAATTTGTTGATATGAATGGTCGCGAATTAAACTTAGACCAATTACGTGAGCTTGAGCAATTATACACAAGTGCAAATGCAGGATTTTAATGAATAGCCAATATTGGTTATATAACAACGGCAGAGCCGTAATATGCAAACAAACTGGAGGTTGAAGCATGACAGACGAACTATTTGAAGGTATTGAACTTGAAGATGATGTAAAAAACGCATTGTCCGATAAAGTAAATCAGGCTATAAAGAATAAACTAGACGATGAAACAAAAGGATTGAAGTCTAAAGTTGATGAATTATTAGGTGAAAAGAAGCGAGCGCAACAAGAGCGTGAGCAAGCTCAAGCCGAAGCAAAAGCCCAAGCCGAAAGCAAGGCAAAGGCAGAGAACGATTATAAACAGTTGTTCGAAGCGCAGAAGTCGGAAGCAGACACATTGCGCGGAACGATTGAAAAGATGAATGCTGATATTACGAAAAGTCGTATCAGTGGTGAAGCAGGTAAAATAGCTAGTGGATTGACAAAAGATACTGGCAGAGCAGAATTGTTACAACAGCAGATAAGCCAGAGGCTTACTATTGTTGATGGCGAATTGAGGGTGACAGACCAGTCTGGTGCATTAACTGTATCAACACTGGAGGACTTAACAGGTTCTATAAAAGCTAATTATCCTTTTCTAGTTGATGGTTCACAATCATCGGGTGGCAGTGCCACAAGGTCGCAAAGTAGTGCTGAGCGTTCTAAAATAATAAGTCGTAATGATTTTAATGGTATGTCTCAAGGTCAGAGAGCACATTACATTAAGTCAGGCGGCAAAATAACCAACGATTAATTTAACATAGGAGGCCGCAAATGGCTAACGTATTAACAAACTTGGCGGCTGATATATATAAGGCCGCAGACGTAGTAGGTAGAGAGCTAGTCGGCTTTATCCCTGCTTCAACAATCAATGCAGACGGTTCAGAGCGCGTTGCAAAAGGCGATACAGTTCGTGCATCTTTTACACGTGAAGCATCAGCCGTAGACGTAGCAGAGAGCATGACTATTCCAGAAGGAACAGACCAAACTGTAGATAGCAAAACACTTTCTATCTCTAAGTCGCGTGCAGTACAAATCCCTTACACAGGAGAAGATGTAAGACACCTCAACAATGGTATTGGATTTGAAACTGTTTATGGCGACCAGCTCGTACAAGCAATGCGTACACTATCAAACGAGATTGAAGTAGACCTTGCAACAGAAGCTTATCAGAATGCTT